CTTGAATCATAGATTTTTGTATTCTATTAATAGTTCTAGCAAATCTAATATCTAATAAAGCTAAATTTTTTCCTTCACCAACTACTTCTTCAAAACCTAAAAATGCCTTAGGGATTCTTAATGCAGCTAGTAATTTTTTTTGTATATACTCTATATCAGCTATTTCACTTAAGTTGGTTGCTCCAGGTAAAGTTTCAATAGGGTTTGGTGCTGCAGGGTCTCTTACTGGTACAAAAAAGTCTTGGTCTACAGCCATCTGATTATATCTTAAGTCAACATTCCCATTATCTGGGTCCACAACTGGGTCTCTTTTAAATTTATTAGCTACCCTCTGTACATAAGCTTCCACATCTTTATCATCCATATTACCAACAAAAACTTTAAAGACTCTTCTTTCTGGAGCTCTAGATGTTCTATAAACTAACATAGCATCCTCCGCTAAAAGTAATTGTTTCCAAGTTCTTCTTGCTTTTTCTAACATAGAGGTACCATAAGGTAATCTTCTATCATCACCTAATAATCTAAAATGTGCCATTTCCCAAGAATTAAATTCTAGGTCTTTTTGTTTCCAATGAAATTTAAGTTTTCTTTCTTTACCTTCATCATTACCTTGTACATTAGGATATGAACCACTTTCAACCCTTTCTATTTCTATATTAGGTAGTTGATAACAACCTAATATACCTTTTTCTGGGTCTATTTTTAAGTAGACAAAGTCATCACCATATTTACAAGTGTTTCTTGTCCACATAGGTAAATTAGTATTGATGTCCAACACGTTGTTAAATAGGTCTGCTAATATAGACTTAATTCTTGCTGATTCTGAATATATTGTAAGAATGTAACCCTCTTCTGATGGTGTAGTAGATTCTTCAGCGTATATATCTAAAGCTGCAGAGATTTCTGGAGTAAACTCCATCGATTCATAATCATAGTAAGAAGCCAATCTAGTTGGTTCATAATATATTGATTGGGTGTATAGTTCATTATCAACTTTCTCCCATTGTTTAGCTAGAAATGCTGTTTGTTGAGCTTGTAATTTTGCAGCATCAAATTCTGCCTTATCTGTAGTTTTTAGTAAATCTTTTTTACTAAACTTATATTGATTAAATGTAGATTGTGTTGTTCTTGGGCCCTGTGGTCCAAACAATTTACCTAATCTTTGAAATACTGTTAATCTTTCTGCCATGATTTAATAATAACAATTATATTATAAATAGTGAATAGCATCACCTTTTTTTACCTCCAAATAACCAACTGTATTCTTTATATAGTTGTTGGGATGATGTATTTGGTTTTATATGGGGTTGTAGTGCACTAGAATTAGGTACTGGCCTTAACTCTTTAGGTACTGTTTTAGGAGCTTCTTCTGTTCTAACCCAACTATCTAACATAGCTCTAGTCATTTCATCAGCCTTTTTTAATTGTGAGAAAGAACTTTCACCAACATACATCGCCATCGCCATCGCCATTATTAAATCGTCATGTTTTCCTTTCATATGGTTAGGTTTTCCATTTACATAAACAAACGTATACAATTCATTAAGTAATCTATGAGACTTAATAATAAAACCATGCCTTAATCCTTCTTCAAAAGAAGAAACAATTTGACTCCTTTTGTTATTAAAGTTTAGCCCTGGTATTTTCTCTAATAACTTAGGATTATATTTCCATTTATCTGCAGAGTTAGCTCCTTCAACATATAAATCTCTATACCCCAATTCTTGTAGTTTTCTCGCTGTAGCGACACCCATTCCTCCAGTTATATCAATAACAATGTAAGCTTTATACAAATTACCCCATTTAAAAGCTAAGTCTGCTGCTAGGTCTGGTGGTATTTTTCCTAAATACTCCATAACTTGTTTTCTCTCTTCAAAATCTATTACACATATCGATGTAAAATCTTCTGAGTCACCTCTGGACACATCAATACCCATTATATATTTGTGTCCTAATTGTGCCTCTTCCCAAACCCAAAGTTGTCCACTAGCGTATTTCTCTTTAGGTTCTTCTACCATAGTTTCTTTTACTCTTTCTATGGTTTCTATAGGAATTACATTATCACCTGAACCCAAAAATGCACTTTCTAACTCTTGTGATATTTTTCTTCTATCAAACTTTAATTTTTTACACATAGATTCAAACCATGAAGAATAAGGTTTATATCCTCGTTTACTTAAAGATTCAAACTTATCTAATTCTTTTTCATCTATATTTAAATTATCATCATAGTCCTCCCTATTTAACATATAATGAATAATATCTTTAGTTTTTACCCAAACCAAATCTTTAGTAAATCTGGGGTCATTTTCCCAATGTAATTCTGATATTTTAAAATTATTAAGTCCTTGTATAGATTGGTCATATATTTCATAATATATTTTATCATACCCATTTGGTGTAGATATAACAATAACTTGACCCCCAGTAGAAAGAGAGGCCATACAAGCTGCCCATAAATCATCACCAGCTTCAATATATGCGGCCTCATCAAATATTAATATTGTTGGTGTATAACCTCTTAGTGCATCTACAGAAGTTGCCACTGCTTTTACCTCACAACCATTGTTTAACTTGTAATGTCTTTGTGAGTCTTTTTCTTTAGAAAACCCTACGTTAACCCAATCAGGCCATTGATTTAAAAATTGTCTTATCTTATTGGCCAATTCTTGTGCGGTATCTAATTTATTGGCTAATATTAGAACTTTTTCTGGTTTAGTTTTTGAAGCAAACTGTAATTGTTTAGATATCCATGCGGCTGTAGCTGTTGAGACACCAGCTTGTCTATATTTTTTAGTTATATTTTCACTGTAAGTCTCAAAATTATTTAACATAAGTTTTTGTTCGGGAAATAATTTAAAGGGAACATACTTACTTTGAGTATTGTCGTAAGTTTCTAAATAAGTTTCTATAGCATAAGAAGTATCTTTATAGCATCTGGCATACTCCAGTATTTGTTCTTGTTGGTCCATACCTATAAATATCTAAAAATAAATTGTGAAAAAAAGGTTTAGTTACCTAAACTTTGTAGAAAATTGAGTTCACCAGGTGTTAAAGAATCCATACCTTTTTTAGAGATTTTATCTAATATAATATCTACATCATATTCCTCAGTCTCTTGTTTTGGCTTTTCTGTTTTTTCTGGTTCACCAATCATATCTAACACACTTGTAGAAAAATCTTCATCACTAGTGACTCTATCTTCACCTGTAGCTTCTTCAAAATCCTCATCTTTTAATTCCTTTACTATTTCGTCAACCATTTGTTTAACAATTGTTTTACCTTCATTACTACCAGATAATATTTTTTTAGCTAAATCTATAAATTGTTCTGCAGGTAGATTTACAAACTTAAAATAAAAATAGTTTTGTAATCTTCGTCTATCTTGTGAAGTAAATAATTCTTGTGGATAAGCATCTCTAAATTTTTCCCAAATTACTGGCCCTAATCTTAAATCCCAAACCTCAGCTGGTAAAGTATCTTCCA